TTGGATATCAGTAAAGGAGAATTACAATGACAAAGAAAGTTAAAGGTCAATGGAAAGGTTATGGTGAATACACATACCTTGAGGGTGTAGGTAAAGATGCCGTACCTGTAAAGTTTTTAGCACAAGATGACGAAGACGCACAACTATACATAAAGAAAGTTGGAGCGACTTCTTGGATGAAACCAGATACTTTAGAAAAGGTAGGTGACAAATAATGATAATGTTTACCATCATGTTTGTAGGTTGTTTGGTTATGTGGTATCTTATAGATATCGAATCCAAGAGAATACAAAAGAAAAATAAAGATGTTTGAATTTTTAGTCGTATGTATTTTACTATACATAGCATATCATGTTTCAGAAAATAATAATAACCCAAAATTTTAAGGAGTTAAAATGTCACTTAAACCAATGAAACCAATAACCAAACCTGGTGAAGGTAAACCAAGACAAAAATATCTCACTCAAGAAAAATACCTCGAAGAAAGATATCAAATTTCAACTGGACTTCAAGGTTCTAAAAGACTTGAAAATGAATCATTTGAAGATTTTCAAATTCGTAGGAAAGCCGAAAACGGATTGTTGAAAGAATACCTCAGAGGTGTTTGGGTAAAGAAAGAAGATTGAACGGAATTCATAAGAAGATAAAACATCTAAACCATACTTTGATTGTATGGGCAGAGGAAAACAAATATCCAACTAATCCTGGTAATCCTGGTACTGATTATGTCATACCACCACGAAAAGAAAATAATATGTTTGTATCTGAGTGGAAGGATGATTTGAAGTTTGTTACAAAGTTAGATAGGTTGTTATCTGATGGTAGGACTCTAACAAAAAAAGAACTGCAGATGTGTAATCAGATATATGAATTTTATAGTCAAATGTATATAAAGAATTTACTAAGGAAATAATTTGCGTAAAGTAATTGATTGTTTAAAACACGATAATCCTTTAATTAATAAAAAACTAAAAGAGGTGTCAGTTGAAGAAGGAAACATTATTGCCACAGAACTATTTCAGATACTTAACCAAAGAGGGGACGGTATTGGGTTGGCAGCGAATCAAGTGGGAATTGATGCACAAGTGGCCGTTGTCAATGTTATTGAACCTTTGGTTCTCATTAACCCAAAAATCATCCACAAAGAATTCCCAATAGATTACTTTGAAGGTTGTTTAAGTTATCCAAAAAAAGGTACTCCAACAACAAGATACAGAGATGTAATTATACAGACGGCTCAATCAGAGAGTGGTTGGTACTTTAGTGGTGTAGAATCCACACAAGAGGCTAAAGGTAGTTGGGAACAAGATAATAAAAAAGAAGACCAAGAAAAAAGATTGTTGGAGGCAATATGTGTTCAACATGAGATTGACCATTTAAATGGTATCACGATTCACGATAGAGAAAATAAATCTAAACCTATTATTTCAGAAAAGAAGATTGGTCGTAATGACCCATGTCCTTGTGGTAGTGGAAAAAAGTATAAGAAGTGTTGTTTGAAAAAATGATTAGAAAAATTATCAGACCATTACTACAAGAGATATATCAAGAAGATCCGTGGAAAATGTTAGTATGCTGTATATTACTTAACTTAACTAAAAGACAACAAGTGGATGGTATAAGACATGAATTGTTTAGTAAGTATCCAACAGAATACGAGATGATGGAGGCTGATGAAGATGAGTTATCTGAAATATTAAGACCACTCGGATTATACAGAAGAAGAGCAAAGACTTTGATAAAGTTTAGTTGGATGTGGGTAAATGGATTTACGGATGTTATGGAGTTACATGGAATTGGACAATACGCAAAAGATTCATGGGAAATATTCCAAATGAATAATATGCAAATAAATCCAACGGATAAAGTTCTTCAGGAATATTTAAGAGTAGTAAATGACTAAAAATAAACCAAAACCAAAGTACTCAAATGCCGGCAAAGGTGATAAGAATAGAGTATCAGATATTAACAAGTATGCTGAAAATTGGGAAAAGATTTTTGGAAAAGGAAAGAAAAAAAATGAAAAAACCATTAATGACATTGGGAATAGAAGAAAAGCCAGAGATGAAGTCTCCGATAGATAGTTTGATAGTAGACTTAATATTAGAACATTTCAATGTACAGAGTTTAGAGGGTCGTGATGAGATTTTAACTGGTGACCAATTTTCTGAGTTGATAAAATTGGCAGAAGGTATGTATTACGAAGAAGTTACTAAACACCAAAAGTTAGGATTAGCTTGAAAACTTATTTAACATATGACGATGTAAATATCGTTCCTAAATTTTCAGAAGTTTTATCTCGTGATGATGTAGAACTTTCTACACGATTTACCAAGAATACAGAATTACGCCTGCCAATAGTATCCTCACCAATGGACACTGTAACTGAAGTGGATATGGTAATTGAAATGATGGATAGAGGTGGTGTTGGTGTTCTACATAGATTTAATACTATTGAGGAACAATCCAAGATGATGAAAAAGGTACATTATGAATGGGATAAGTATTTTAATATAGGTGATGGTAAAGAAAGAAGTGCTGATAATGATTATGATGAGTGGTACAAAAGACTGCGTGGTAGAACCCCAAACGAATCGGATTTTAAAGATTTAAGAGAAGATTATGGAATGTTTACAGATAGTATGGCAGAAGATGATAGATATTGGAGACATAGACCTTTATGTGCGGCCATAGGAACAACAGGAGACTACTTAGAGAGAGCTAAAGAATTAGTAAAGAATGGATGTAATGTACTACTTATTGATGTAGCACACGGACATCACAAGTTAGTAGGAGATGCTCTTGAAGAAATCAAGAAAAACATATCGAGAGTTGAAGTCGTTGCAGGAAACATTGCGACAAGAGAGGGGGCCGAGTTCCTTTTACAAAGTGGAGCCGATGGAATTCGAGTCGGAATCGGTAATGGCTCATTATGTGAGACGAGAATCAGGACAGGTGTTGGACTTCCTCAAGTTTCTACTCTTCTTGATGTCGTTACCATTTGTGATGATTTTGATGTTCCTTGTATTGCTGATGGCGGTATTCGGAATATCGGTGATGTATGTAAAGGATTGGGTTGCGGAGCGGATTCCGTAATGTTGGGAAGCCTGTTATCAGGTACTAAAGAAAGTCCAGGAGATATAGAAAAGGTAGGTCAATGGCCTAACGAAAAGTTATTTAAAAAATATAGGGGTTCCGCCTCAAGGGACTCAAAAGGTAATGACAAAAATGTTGAAGGGAATCATAAGGTTATACCGTATAAAGGGAAAGTCTATAGATTACTCTCAGATATTGAAGATGGAATTCGTAGCTCTTTCAGTTATGTTGGGGCTAACAATTTGTCTGAGTATCATAGTAAAGTAGAATTTGTAAGGGTTACACAAGCTGGAACCATAGAGGCAAAACCACATTTGATTGGAGAATAAATTGAAAAAAACATTTTGGGTTATTTTAATACTCACTCTATTAACAGGTAGTTGTGATGATAGAATAGAAGATCCAGACAAGTCAAATATTATTGTGACGATGTTACGAGTAAGTAGAATTGAAATACTCGATAACTTATGGATTACACCAGCACCAATATGGGGACATTTAGAATCAGAAGATGGTGTACCTGTTGAAAGATTGGTTGTTCATTGGTGGAGTAATATGTATTGGAATGAAAATGACTCAAGTGGTCATTATAGATTATTACCTAATCGTAGAAATAAAGCTATATGGTATGATAACTTTGGTAACAGAGATACCGTAGATGTAAATGTAGATACATTGAGGTGGACTACAGACAAATATTCTGAAGTAGATAGTTTAGGATACTTTTATAATACACTAACACCTACAAAGATGATGCAAGATAAATTTATGAAACTATATTGGAGTATAGAAAACACATTAATAGATTCACAAGAAATATTTTTAATGGATTAAACAAGGAGTAAAAAATGGCTTACAATATGAGAGAAGAGTTATTAAAGGCAAGTAGAATACACTTCAAGGCACATATTGAAAAACATAGAATTAATGTTGAAAATTTATTAAACAATTCAGTAGGTGTTGCTGAACATGGTGATATAATGGACACGATAGAGAAAGAATTAGCAATTATAGCTGAATACGATGATAAACTTGAAACATTACAAAAGTATTTTTCAAAAGAATACGGTGAAGGGAAGACATTATTAAATGAGTAAATTTTGGATACAATTTTCCGCTTGGTTTTTAGCATTTAATTTTGTCTTTGGATTTTTAGCTGGACTTATATTAATTTCATCAATTCCTTTTTGGTTATTGTGGAATTGGTTAGTACCACCAATATTTGGATTGCCTAATATCACATTGATACAATCATTTGGTTTATGGTTATTAATGATGTTAGTCCGAAGTACGAAGTTTGACTTTAAGCAAACAATGGAAAATATTAAATCACAACAGGTTAACGATGAGCCAATAGAGTGGAATCAAGTGCTTGATTCTGTGAAGAAAAACTACATGGCTTAATACTTATACTTTAAGTGTTAGGAGATATATTAAATGTCTATAGAAAAGATATTAGAAGTACTGAGAACATCACTTGAAACAAAAGATTGGGATGTTATCAAAGAATTAATTGAAACCCTTAGTTATGAAGGTGAGTCTCACCAAGATGATTTTAAAGAGTATCTTGAGGACTTTGACGATTAGATATGGGGGTGACTTGGAAATCGACTGGTATTGGTTGATATATAAGTGCAGCAGAGTTTGAGTAGACTCTTAAATAAGACTCAACGAAACCTAATTGGCGATAATTCGCTAGACGGGTTGGACATTGATTGGCATCTAGCTGAGTATGATTACTCACCTATGGTTCCTGTCTCTAATGACCAACCATCTTACGCCTACGCGGCATAAGGTACTGAGTTGTCTAACACTCGGTCATAAAATAAGTTAGACATCAACTCACGGCCACATCGAGTATAAAATGTGTACGGAACTATCTCGGAAAATAGTTGGTGGTTTGTAGGTAACTTCTCAGAGGGTAGTAACCTAACTAAGCTGTGAATGACTTAATATTAATAATAAACAGGACTGGGGTTCGAATCCCCACACCTCCACAAAACAGCAAGAAAGTTCTTGTAAATGGTTATAAAAAGTTGTAAATTCTATATATGAAAAAATACTATTATGAAAGAAGTAATTTGCTTGAAAGTGATGTAAACATCAACTTTGAGGAATTACTATATATGAACGAAAAAGAAACTTCTGAATGGATTGAAAAACTTAGAAGTTTTATTATATCTGAATGGGATGATAAGGGTATTCCACCAACCATCGGTTCCAATACTAAAGACATAAAAAAGAACTTTATGAAACTACGAGAGTATGATGTTCATAATAAATTTTTGATTAGTGATGATGATGGAAATAAAAATGTAATCAAGAATTATAATAAACATGCCAGTAGTATAAATCAATTCTTTCCTACTATGTTAAAGACTCGTGTTCAGAATGGTAGTATCTACGATTGGTTCACGGATGAATATAAAGATAAATTTCAGAAAGTTATATTAAGAATTCTTAAAAGAGATTCAATGTATAATTGGTCAAAGTGTGTCTTGGATGGTGAAGAGATACCTGAAAACTTCTTTATCGTTCAACACAAACATAATGCTGTAGAAAGTATTTACAAGACTTTATCTGTTGAAGAAGTAGAGAAGTTGGATGATAAACATAAGACTAATCTACCAAAAGAATTAGATGGTGATACATATAAATTCTTGATTAGGGATTTTCAATTAGGACAAAAATTATTTCCAGCAGGTATTCAAGCATTTCGTTTAGGACTTGGCCAACCAGCTGTAAACTTTCCACCATTAACTGCTAGATACTTGTATGAACATTATACAAATCATATTAAACAAGATGAACCATTAAATATCTATGACCCATCAAGTGGTTGGGGTGGTCGTATTCTTGGGGCTATGTCTTCTTTAAAAAAAATACATTATATTGGTACAGACCCAAACACAGATAATTTTATAGATGAGTTGGGTATCACTAGATATGAATATGTAGCTAATTTCTTTAACAATGAGGTATTGGAAAGTAATCCATTTTGGGAAGAAGATAAAAATACATTTCATTATTTTCAGATGGGTTCCGAACATATAGGAGACCACAAAGATTTTCAACAATATAAAGGTAAGTTGGATATGGTGTTTACATCACCACCTTACTTTGATAGGGAACAATATTCTGATGATGATGAACAATCATTTAAGGCATATCCTAAATATGATGATTGGAGAGACAACTTTCTTAATCCTACATTGACCAATGCATTTAATAGTTTAAGGAAAGATAGATATTTATTATGGAACATAGCCGATATTAAAATCGGTAAAGATAAATACCACCCTCTTGAACAAGATAGTATCGATGTAATCGAAGACCTCGGTGGTGAATATCAAGGTAAACTCAAAATGTTGATGACTTCAATGGTTGGAGTTGACCAATCCAATGTCAAAAACTCGGTAAAGGTAAATGGAACTTATTTAAAATATGAACCTATATTCATTTTTTATAAAAAATGACTTGACTTTTATTGCAATATGTCGTAAGATCAAGAGTAATCTGAAAGGAAATAATAATGATTAAGACAAGAACAGCCATCGCGGGGGTTGTATTCGCTACAATGATTAATGGATTTATATCTATTAATATGTTTAAGAATCAATCCGAATTCTACTCAAACGAAGTAGATAAATTGTTGGTTAGTAATGATAAACTTCACACGGAACTTGAAGAATTTTACAAGTATGGTGTTGAGGTTAATGTAACAATGTATCAACCTGTTTATCCACAAACAGATAATTCACCTGATATAACAGCGGATGGTACGAGAATCCGTATCAGTAAGGCAAGTGAATACAAGTTTGTAGCACTTTCAAGGAATCTTTTAAAACGATGGGGAGGCCCATTCGACTATGGTGACTTTATTTTGATTAAAGGAACAAAAACAAAAGATGGTGTGTATCAAGTAAGAGATACTATGAATCCTAAATGGGTAAATGTAGTAGATATATTAGAATCAATAAATGTAAAACCATACAAATATGAAAATGTCCATATCTACAAGATGAATTGGACAGATAATTTAGCATTAATAAATAACGATAAACAATCTTAAGGAGAAATAACAAATGCCAAGAAAGAAAGCATATAAATACTCAGACAAACCAATTGAAGTTGGTGATTGGGTTTTACCTACAAATGTACAAGTAGGTAAGTTTGAACCAGCCTATCAATGTACAGATATTACAGAAGATGGTAAATTATTTACTGTAGTTCAAACGGAAGGATGTTATCAGCATAAAATGACAGTTGATAAGAAGAAACTAAAAAGGTTATAAATGAAACAATTAACAGAAGAACAATTACTTGGTAATTGGGAAAAGCTGTTACAACTCGTAGAAGATACATTTGAGGGTGACCGAAAGGAAAAACTCTTGGAGATGTATAAATACTTTGAAGATAGAATGGTTGTAGCTCCAGCAAGTGGTAAAGAAGAATACCATTATTGTTACGCTGGTGGTTATGTTAATCATGTTCTTCATGTGGTTGAAACAGCATTAGAAGTATCCAAGACCTATGAAAAGGTTGGTGGCTATAAAGATTGGACAGATGAAGAATTAATCTTTTCTGCTATGCACCATGACTTGGGTAAGGTTGGAGATTTAAACTCAGAGTATTATATTCCTCAAGATAATGATTGGAGAAGAAAGACTCTTGGTGAGGTTTTTACACACAATACAGAAATAGATAATATGAGGGTAACGGATAGGGCGTTGTTTATATTACAACACTTTGGTGTTAAGGTTAATATGAAAGAAACTCTTGCTATCAAGGTATCTGATGGGTTATATGACGAAGCAAACACATACTATATGAAAGTGTTTGACGCAAGTCGTTCCTTAAAAAATCATATGCCATACATCATACATTGGGCTGACCATATGGCAACACAAGCCGAGTATGACGAATGGAAACGAGGTGACGAAGATGAGAAAGAAGAGATGGAAGCTCGTTTAGATAAAATCAAGAACATAAGTGTGGGTACTGATAAACCTAAACCTAAAAAAGAACATAAGGATAAAGTTATGGAAAGTAAACACCAAGACTTATTTGATGAACTATTTGGAGATAAATCATGATTATAGAAATAGTATTGGGAATAGCAGTTCTTACAGAAGGATATGTAATTTGGAATTTGATGAGAAAGACAGAACTACTCGAAACTTGGGTAGAAGATTTCGGTAATAGAGTTACACGAGTTCAACAAGAATTAAAAGATATAGATTCTACTGGTCATTTTGAATCAGATGATGAGATAGGTTCTATATTCACATCAATTAAAGAAGTAATCAATGAACTAAATGACCTAACAGAAGGAGAGGAAATTAGTGAGTAAAGTTAAACAAGCAGTAAAGAAACCAGTAAAGAAAAAGAAGAAACCTAAAAATTATTATTTTGACCAAGTGGTTGAAAATGCAATAATTCGTTATAATAATTCAGATGATGCTAGATTAAAGAATATTATTTATAACGACCATATTAAATTTGCATTTGATAAGTTGGCAGAAAATATAATTCATACATTTAAGTTTTATTACTTTGATGTTCCATCAGAACAAGTTAAGCACGAAGTGGTTTCATTTCTCGTGATGAATATGCATAAGTTCAAAGAAGGTAAGGGAAAGGCCTTTTCTTATTTTAGTATTGTTGCTAAAAATTATTTAATTCTTCATAATAATAAAAACTATAAGAATTATAAGATTCACGATAAAATGGAAGTTCTTGATTGGTCTAATAATATAAAGGATAAACAACATGCAGGTGATATTGCAGATTTTAATCAAGAATATGTAACTCAGATGTTAGATTATTGGGAAGAAAATCTTCCAAATATATTCAGACGACAAAAGGATATTTTTGTAGCAGACGCTGTATTAGAAATGTTTAGACGAAGAGAGAATATAGAAAACTTTAATAAGAAGGCTTTATATATTCTTATCCGTGAAATGACTGGTTCTAAAACCCAACATATCACTCGTATTGTAAATGTTATGAAGAAATACAATATGAATCTTATGAAAGAGTTTCAAGAAACTGGTCAATTGGATACAGCCAATACAGGATCATTTCTGTAACACTCTGTTATATAGTGTTACACTTTTTTGTTACGAAATGATACACTTTTAAAAAACTTCTAAAAAACAAAAACCTCATTTTTATAATGGGGTTTTTTTGTGCCCCTACATCTTCAATTATATAGACACTTAAAATTATTTTTATTTTTTTTCTCAAAATGGGGTACTTTGGTATAGTTTTTGTACCATATATAGTATAAAGACAACATCACAAGGGTGGAGTCAAACGAAATAAAAGTTAAGGAGAACTGAAATGTTCATAAACCTAATGAGAAAAATAAAGAGTAACAAAGGTAATTCTCTCGCAGAATTCGCAGTTACTACCGCAATGATGGCTACCTTAGCAACTACCGCCGCTCCAAAATTTGGTGCTGTTGGTGATGGTGCTAAACAGAAAAAAACAATGAATAACATTGATAAAATTCTTACAGTAGCTAACAACTATTATAACGAAGCAGTATCTGAAGAAGGAAAAGGTCGTTTCCCAGGACAATCTAAGTATGATTCACAAGTTGGTGGAATTGGACTAACTGAAGGTCAAGACACAGATGCAGCTCTTGAAGCATATATCGAAGATATATTAGAAGATATTGGTTCATACACAGACGACAACTCAGACTTCGTATATGTGTTTTCACCAACAGTAGATGATGAAGATGCACTTGCAGGAGATTGGATGAGTTTCGCAGGTGAAACACATCAAGTAGATGTTTTATTTGATGTTGATGGAGCAAATGACTTCAAGAAAAACTTTGGTAACGCAGGTATAGCATCACCCTTTCAGGATGGAGCTTACATTTATCTTGTGATACCAGGATCAGGTAGTGGTACTTCTGCAAAGAGTCCTGCCTTAGTAGTAGCAGATGTTGAAAATCCATCTGAATTACATAAAACACTCGTACCTTAAACGAGAGAAAGAAAGGAGAATATGATGTTTAAAAAATCAACAGCACAAGATGGTTTTACATTGATAGAACTTATCATGGTTATGATTATTTTAGGTATTCTCGCCGCAGTGGCAATTCCAAGATACGCCTCAACAATTACAAAGGCAGAAGAAGCAGCTGAAGATGCAGTCATAGCACAAATTGACGCAGGTTTAGAAGTTTACGCTACCGAACAAATGTTGGATAATGGTCGTAGAAGTTGGCCAGACAATCCCTGGGATGGTTTGGACAGAAAACCTAACGGATATACAACTGATGTAACTGATGCTGATGTAGATGGGGAGTGGACATATAATACCACATCTCTACAAATCACCCATCAGAGAAAAGATAATAGCCGTTTTGCTTGGGACTACGACAAGGGTGTTCAAACAGGAGATAACTCCGATGTTGGAACTCTTGGCGATAGAGAAACCTTAGAATAGGATAGTCACTCATGAAAAACTCTGCTGGATTTACTTTGGTTGAGTTAGTCGTAACAATAGTTTTAGTGGGGATTTTGGTAGCAACTACTATCCCCACTTTTAACTCTTTGGTTAATGACACTCAGGCACAAATAAACAAATCTAATATGCATATTATCAGAGATACATTTGTTCAGTATTATTATGATAATCAATTTGGGTTTCCAACAGAGCCAGAAAATTCACTTCTCGATTCCACATACCGAGAAACCATACTAAGTGATGGTAGAACTCCAGATATGTTATTTAGTGGAAAT